GCAAAATCTTTTAAAACAACTACAGGTGGTTGGAAAACAATTCGAGTTTGGTGGGTTCCTGACATGAAAGAACATGTTGAAATACCTGATGTAGTTATAGAAGAGGAGGTGCCGTTTTGATGGAAGTATTAATAGCTTTTTGTATTATTTTAGTTGAAGAGCCAAGACATAAAGGTGGTAAATCAATTTGTAATTTTTATAAACCCGGTGTTGTGTTTAAAACATATGAAGAATGTATGAAGGATAAAAAATTAATCGAAGATTATGTGGTGGAAGAAGCTTGGAAAATTCATCCTAAGGCAGTCAGAATATATGCGAAAGGAGTGTGTGGAGAATAATGGAAACAGCGATATTTGGACCCCCAGGAACAGGGAAAACAACTAAACTATTACAGATAATTGAGGATGCTATTGCTGATGGTATTCAGCCAGAGAGAATAGCTTTCTTATCTTTTACAAGAAAAGCTGCTCAAGAGGCTATTGACAGAGCCTGTATTAAATTCAACTTAGATTCAAAACACTTCCCGCATTTTAGAACTCTTCATTCTTTAGCCTTCCGTTGGACAGGTATGAAATCAGAGGATTTAATTAAACCTGCTGACATGAGATTTTTAGCCTTAAAGTTAGGTGTTAAGTTTAACAAAGAAGAAAAAATAAATATAGAAGAAGGCGACTTGTTTACACCCGGTACAAGTGATGGAGATAGATATTTTCATGTTATGCATTTATCTAAATTAAAAGGAACAGAATTATTAAAAGAGTTTGATGAGTTCAATGATACAACTTTACACAGAGATTATGTTACTGTCGTTGAAAAAGCTTATGGAGATTTTAAAAGTAAAAAAGGTAAGATAGATTTTACAGACATGCTTTTAAAGTTTTTGGAGATGGGCACAGGACCAGACCTAGATTTGTTAATTGTCGATGAAGCACAGGATCTGTCTCCCATACAATGGAGAATGATTAAGGAATGTTTGTTACCTAACTCAAAGAAAGCTTATTATGCAGGGGACGATGATCAATGCATATTTAATTGGGCAGGTGCCGATGTAAGAGACTTTTTATACTCTTGTGAAAATAAAATTATTTTAGATAAATCTTACAGAGTTCCTAAGTTAGTTCATAACTTTGCTAGTCAGATAATTTCTAATGTTGGTATCAGACAAAAAAAAGATTGGCAACCTCGTGAAGAAGAAGGTGTTTTAAGGTTTCATTATGATATAATGGATTTAGACTTTACAACCGGAGAGTGGTACGTCCTTGCTCGAACGAACAGAATACTTACAGAAGTTTCAGAAGACCTTAAAAGACAAGGTTTCATATTCTGGCGGGAAGGATCTGGTTGGTCTGTTTCACAAGACATCATCAACAGCATCGAGGTATGGGTAAAATTATGCAAAGACAAATCTGTGAGTGTTCAAGAATTAGTGGCTTTCTCAAAGAAAACGGAAAAAGATATCATTGGTCATGGTGGCAAGAAACAAATAGAACTTTTAGATTCCACACGAAGATACACACTAGACGATTTGTTAGAGAGCGATTTAGGATTAAAGTTGAATCTAAACAAGAGCATGAGTTGGTGGGATGTTTTGAATGTGACGGAGCAACAGCGGATTTACATAACATCGGCTCTGAGGAGAGGAGAATCCATTCTAGTGGGGACTCCGAGGATTCGGATATCGACTATTCACAGATCAAAAGGTGGCGAGGCGGATAACGTAGCCTTATTATTAGAGACACCAAAAATAATTCAAGAAAAAGGGGATCAAGATAGCGAACATAGAGTGTTCTATGTAGGGGCAACTCGTGCTAGAAAACAACTACATGTAATCGAAAGAGGGAAGAAAAGTGGCTACAAAATCTAAAGACAGAGAATATTTTTTAAAAGAAGCTGAAGGATTAATCAATGGTCAGAGGGCGAAGGAGTATGGTCCAGCTAGAAAAAATCATAAGCGAATAGCAGATATTTGGAGTATTCTATTAGAGAAGAAACTAAATGAACCTATAACTCCAGAGGAAGTTGTTGCTTGTATGATAGGTGTTAAAGTTGCTAGACTTGCCGAGGATATCTCAAAGGATGATTCTTGGACAGATATTATAGGGTACGCTGCACTAGGTGGAGAAATAGTTAATGACGAAAATTGATAATCATCAATATCATTTATTGGAACAGGACATTGGAGATATAGCTTGGGGTAAATCAGATTCAGATTGGTCGCCCCCTAATACATTTCCTGATCTTACAAAAGCTACACGAATTGCTGTTGACTTAGAAACAAAAGATCCGAATTTAATTAAGCTTGGACCTGGTTGGTGTAGAAATGATGGACATATAATTGGTGTTGCAGTTGCTGCAGGAGAGTTTCATGGATACTATCCTATTCGTCATGCAGCAGGAAACATGGATAAACGTATTGTTTTCAATTGGTTAAAGAAACAAATGGCTACACCTAATATACCAAAAGTATTTCATAATGCTATGTATGATCTTGGTTGGTTAAGAGCAGAAGGTATAGAAGTACAAGGTAAAATAATAGATACCATGATTGCTGCTCCTTTAGTTGATGAGAATAGAAGATTTTATAACTTAAATTCTTTAGCTAAAGATTATTTAAATGAATCTAAAAGCGAAAAAATATTGAGAGCTGCCGCAGAAGAATTTGGAATAGATCCAAAATCTGAAATGTACAAACTTCCTTCACGATATGTTGGTGCTTATGCAGAACAAGATGCAGCTGTGACATTACGATTATATGATCATTTAAGCATTAAATTAGAAAAAGAAGAATGTACATCTATTTTTGAATTAGAGTCTAATCTGCTTCCTGTTATTTTTGAAATGAAAACAAGAGGGGTAAGAGTTGATGTTGACAAAGCCGAACAAGTTAAGAAGTTAATGGCTAAAGAAGAAAAGAATTTACTTCAAGAGATATTCAAAGATACCGGGACTATGATTGAACCTTGGGTCGCCACATCTATAGCAAAGACCTTCGACTTTCTTGGGTTGGAGTATTCTCGCACAGAAAAGTCTGGGTCGCCCATGTTCACAAAACAATTTTTGACGAATCATCCTCATCCCATTGCGAATAAAATTGCGAAGATAAGAGAACTTAACAAAGCTAATACAACCTTTGTTGAAACTATTCTTAATCATGCTCATAACGGTAGAATACATTGTGACTTTCATCCTTTGAGAACTGACGATGGTGGTACTGTAACAGGTAGATTTAGTTCTAGCAATCCGAATTTGCAGCAAATTCCTGCAAGAGATCCGGATATTAAAAAAGCAATCAGAGGATTATTTATTCCAGAAGAGGGAACCAAATGGGGGTCATTTGACTATGCTTCGCAAGAACCTAGATGGTTGGCTCATTACTGTGCTAATTCAACAGGGGATTTACGACATCCGTTAATTGACGATGTTGTAGAGATGTATAAAGAAGGTAAAGCAGACTTCCATCAAATGGTAGCCGACATGGCAAATATAAACAGGAAAGAAGCTAAGACAGTTAATCTTGGAATTATGTATGGTATGGGTAAAAAGAAACTTGCGGATACCTTATCTATTACTGAAGACGAGGCGGTAGCCTTATTAGAAAAATACAATGAGAAAGTTCCTTTTGTTAGAGATTTAGCTAACAGGGTTTCTACTCACGCATCAAACAAAGGTGCGATAAGAACTCAGCTTGGAAGAAAATGTAGATTTGATATGTGGGAGCCTAGGGGATTTGGTTATAAAAAAGCATTGCCGATGAAAGAGGCTATAAAGCAATATCAGAATGTAAAGAGAGCATTTACATACAAAGCTTTGAATAGATTGATTCAAGGATCTAGTGCCGACCAAACTAAAAAGGCAATGGTCGATTGTCATGCGGCAGGTCTTACACCTACATTAACAGTCCACGATGAATTATGTTTCAACATTGAAAATCAGGAACAGGCAGACAAGATCGTTGATATCATGTCCAACTGTGTTCCTGATCTAAACGTACCTTTTGAAGTTGATGCAGAACTTGGCAACAATTGGGGCGAGGTCGGTTAGTAAGTAGACTTTGCGTACAAATCATGTAGTTCTGACATAGGATCATCTACAGGTTTTTCTTTTTCAAAAATTTCATATGCATGAGATCTAATATTTGATCTATGTATTCCTATGTCCTTTAGTGTGGCATCATCCAAACTATGTAAAGCTGTAATTGTTCTTCCTATCTTAAATTTATAAAACCAATTTGATAACATTCGTATTTCCTTTTTTATGTTTGTGCTTAACTCTGCATTTTTTATTTATACATTCATTCTTAATAATAAAAAACTAGGCAAACATGAAAGACATTGTTGCCAAAACAGAGTCAATTAACGCTAGGCTATGTATCTTAATTGTAGAAAAAAGAAGGATATTCTAGGTATCAATCATACCAGAAGACTTTGTTTCAGCGATTCTGAGGCATCTGAGAGCCTCTTTTTTTGACAGATTGCATAATTTCGTTACGTTTTTGGTCTGATAGCGTAGACCACACAGATATTTCGTCAAGAGTTCGATAACAGCCTATACACACATTATTTTTTATCTGACAGACGTTTAGGCACGGGCTTACAATATGCTGTGATCTTTTTTGTCTTGTCATTGGGGTATGGAATCTCTGGTTGTTCGTTTAGTCGTCTAGCAAAATACAGGCAGTCATTAACATTTGGAAATGTTTGACTCTGGTTAATAATTACTGTGCCTATCATATAGACTAAAGCAAACTCTATCATTCATCTTTGGTTTTCCAAAAGTATTCATCTGTATCACCAAGTCTAAATCTTTGACCATTCTCAACTTGATACTCTATTGTACTCACTTTGAAGTCTGGTTGCAATGGCTTCTCTGGTGTTAAAGAATTATCATAAACCCTCATCCTATTGTTTGGATATAAACAATACTGTCCGTTTTTCAACTCTAACAGATTAAATGATTTATGTTCAGCCGGAGATTCACTGGTAGCATAATCAACTACGTCTGGATCTTGATGATAATTATCTATTGTACAAATGTACCTACCCATCATTGTTCCATGATCTCTGGTTAATATTTCAAAATCCATTGATCCTATAAATTGTTTACAAATAGAAACCACCCCATAATCCATACAATTCCAAAACTGAAGATTGTAAAGATCCATATCCGGGGTCGGGGTATCTGGTCTAGAAACGAATGCAGAAATAGGTAATTTGTCATACAAAGCACCATAATCAGGAAGGTAAGTTTCAAAGTAAAAACTTCTACCAGGAATAGATTTTGCAGTAACCCAGACACCTTTTACAAATTCTCCATGTCCATCTTCAAGATCTCTTAAATATTCTTTTCTAACCCACACATCTACGGAAGGCAAATTACAAATTAATGTTGACATTATGATTTAGGATTCTTTTTTCTAGCTTTTTTTGTTCTAGCGTATGACCTGTTCTTGGAAGCAGCCATAACCTTTAATTTACTCTTTTTGTTAAGAGCATTACCACCAACATGATGTACATCTTTACCATCACCTTTTTTAACCTTACCCTTACGCATCATAATTCTTCGAGCTAAGTTTCTATTAGCTCGTTTCTTTCTGCGAGATTTAGGTTCAATAGCATATTCACGCTGATAGTTTCTTTTGTATGCCATTAGTGCATTGTCACCAAAGGTAATGAAAAGGAGTTGTCGTGATAGTCTCCAGACTCTTGAAAGTCTCGTGTAACTATTTTTCTTTTCAGAACTCCATCTTCTATTTTATATGTTATTAATTCTTGTCTAATAACACCATCCATATCTTGTTCTAAAGATTGTTTAAAAGGACCATCTTCCATTATATTATTCCTTTCGTATATCCACCTGATCTTGTATATGTTAACACATCTTTCCTATTAGCAACATCATTGACATAAGAAACATGTACCCATCCAGAGTTTGGATCTACACCATCCCAGCATTCTAAAATTAACTGGTCAAAATTTAAATTCTTTTCTATATATTTTGCAAGATCATAGTTACTTACGCCATAGATTTCTATGTCTGCTGCTTCCCCATCACAATGTTGTGACGTAGATTTTGAACCAATGGCTTCACATAAAGCAACACTTCGATACCCTGAGTTGATATTGATTGGTTTTCCAAAAGCAGATCTAATTCTTTCTAATACATTATGACACAACTCTACCATTGCTATAGTGTGTATTTCGTTTGGATTGTTTTGTATTCCTTTTCTCTCAGCTGTTTGTGATTTAGTAAACTCACTCAATAGAAAGTTATCAGATAATCTTACGGTCATACAGTTCTCCTTTGTGCTATTTGTGCGTTTTTCATCGCTTCAATTGGATTACTTCCTAAT